ACAATGACAGACCAACAATTTTTTCTGGTTTGGTTTCTTAGTTTTGCATTATACCTGGTAATTTACACCTGGTGGATTCCGATTCGTACTAGGCAGAATATCGAAGCCTGGTTGATGGATTCTGAGTCTGATGAAACTTTGTTAGCTTCCCTGGAAGTCATCACCACTAAGATCAGGGAACAGCTCCTGGTTGACTTTGAGGAATTTATGCTTCCTCAAGCTCGAGATAGTTTTAAAAATTTTTGGAATGGTGCTATGGGGAATGCTGCCCAGGAACTCAGCAAGACGGAGGAAGGATCTCAGTTGTCGATTATGCATGGTATGGCTAAAGAACTTGAGGGTCAACCATGGTACGTGAGAGCCGCAGCTAGTAAATTACTGCCACTAATCAACAAAGCAGCCGAAACCCAGGGTGACGCCACTAGTACGCCACTGAAAGGCCTAGGATTGCACAAATAACGCCCCTGGAGCGCCTTTCTACGCCCCAAACTCGCCTTTTATACCCTATCCTACCCCACCTCATCTTCTAGTCCTCCTTCTGTCTTTAATCGGATTTGATTGTAGAGAGTACCTTTTGACAATCATAACATATTGTTAAGTTAGGATTAAACTTATCGGTACGCAAGTGATCTACATTCACCAAGCAAATATTACAGCGTCGCTTCATGATTGAATCCAGATGTTACCATCTTCTTTACAAGAGATAGTCCACGTATTTTCAAACCAGTCATTACGAAAGTCTTTACTTTCCCAAAGTCCGTTAACACCTTTACCATGATCATCCATAACAGTAACACGTACTACGTGGCAATTGGTACGCCAAGTCAAAGTTATTCCTTTCTTATCAAGAGAAGAATATTTAGGATTAGGATGAGAAAGTAATTGGACAGAGATGTCGTACTTCTTACCGTGTTCTGTTGTGTCAATAGACTGGGGTTCAGTAAGGAATTTAACTTCGCATTCTTCTCCTTTTTCAAGACCACGCATCAATGAGGGTGTACCAAGATTATGTTTACCCATTAGTCCACCTCCGCATAGTATTCGTTTAATGTTTTGAACAATAAACAAAATGCCTCGTATAGTTCGGGTAAGTCTGTCTTTACATCCACCAGGGGAAGTTCGAGTTGTCTTACAGTGTGATCAAGAAGCTGATAATATGCTTCTATCGCTGGCCTTATTGTTCCAAATTGTTGTTCTACTTTACTTCGGGTCAAATTCGTCGCTCCTACTAGACTTAACAGAGCGATACATAAATACTTTACGAACTAGAAAACAGTTATATAATAGTACTTGCTTTACAATCTATGCCAGTGGGACTTTACACACGCAGAGGAAAGAATGGTCGAACGATGTACTTTAGAGATGGCAAGCTCATCTCTAAGAAATCTTACACTGCTTCCAGAGGTCGCTCTCGTAAGCAGAACAAACGCAGACCATCAACCACGCGTCGTAAATCCCCTGGCAATCCAAGGAGAAAAAATAATATGGCCCGATATCGTAGACCCAGTATGCCCCACCCTAGTGTGACGGGGATGGCCGCAGGGTTAAGTGTTGCAAGTTATCTGAACGCAGGAAAACCTGTTGGTATAGCTGGAGTGTCCGTTGCGACACCTGGCGTAATCAAGGATGTTTTAGATTCCAAGTTAGCACCAGCTTTTGGTAAACTTGCATCTAACGCAGTTAGTTTGATAAATACAACCGAAGGCAAGACAGTTCTTATAGGAGCAATCATAACTGCAGCAGCTGGTGGTATAGTAAGAAAATGGTTCCCCTCAATAAAATTGGGCGGGCAAAAGATCTACCTAAGGATCTAATAAGGAAATAACAATGGCAATAGTAGTAAGTAGAAGTGCACCGGCAGGGACTCTGACTGGAAGCACGAGTTTTGTAGCCCTTAACCAATTAGCAGGATCGACCGTTTCATCCAGCTTCACGGTTCCCCAGGGCGTATCTGCGATCAAGCAGATGGCAGTATCAACAGTAGTTGACGGAGCGGGAGAAGAATGTGGTGGAATGATTCAGATTTCAGGAAATGCCATGAAGGACGGAGCAAGTGTATTCATTACACCTGGTCAATGTGTCCTAGGTACTTCCACTGGAGCAAATACAAACTTTGCACAGTATGACACCGATCTGGCCGTTGTGCCAGGTAATAGTCTGGAAATAGCCTACGCTCAAATAGGATCAACAGCAGCAGCAGACGTTGGCTGCACTTTGACATTCGAGTAAATTAATGGGCATACTGGGTGTAAGTAATCCAGTCGGAGTCGGTAAAGGCATTTCATTTATTGGAGATCATTGTTTTGCCTATAGTGGCAACTTTGTTTCGAGTGGGACTGATGATACAACTTATCTAGAATTCGGATCACCAGCCAATAATTATATTGTAGGGCGTTTCGAATTTATGTATGATGAATCCGCTAACGTTGATATTGGTTTTGATATTAACTTCAATGATGAAAGTATAGCCAGTTTCATTATAGGAAATGCTGGCGCTGCTGGTACTGGTTTACAACCTGCTGTAGTTCATGTGATTATACCAGGTGATACCAGGGTTCAAATTACATGCAAGGGAAGTAACTCTAATTTCACAGTATGTTTTACTGGAACAGTTTACTAATGAGCGACAACAATGAGTACCATAATTAATATTGATCTGCCGGAATGGATCCAAGATAAAGCCTGGATAGAAAAACTCCTGGTTCGTTTGGTGATCGTTTACCTGGTTGGTACAGATCAAGGAATGATCTAATGGTAAAAATTGATGTTAAAGAGATCCCCTGGGAAGTTATTATACCTGAAGTGATAAAGGCGTTTACTCCGTTTATCCAGGGGGTCACCTGGTTAGCAATATCTAAAGTAGATAAGAGAGCCAACGCTCTGAATAACTTAATCGCAATTGGTGAAATTGTCCCCACAATTGATTTAGGATTACCTAGAGGAGTTGTCCTAGCTGCAATGTACGATAAAACTGGTGATGCTTTAGAAATGATAAACCAACTTGCCCAAGCAGTTACTGATCTCCCTGGTGATCTAAAAGAGTTTATCCAGGAAACAGTAGACACAGCAAAAGAGGAAATTGAAGAGATTATAGACCCTATAACAGAAGTAAAAGAACCAGCTTGGTGGGTAAAATCCTTTTATGATTTATTTGGAGCAGGAGTCGAACCTGGTAAACAATGACAGACCAACAATTTTTTCTGGTTTGGTTTCTTAGTTTTGCATTATACCTGGTAATTTACACCTGGTGGATTCCGATTCGTACTAGGCAGAATATCGAAGCCTGGTTGATGGATTCTGAGTCTGATGAAACTTTGTTA